CGGGGATATCCTTTGATTTTATATCACGGTTGCGGCAAGACTTTTGTTATTGGCGGCATTATGGCTGGGCGTACAGTTACCCAGGCATTGACTACGGCGACCCTGTTGTATGGCTCATACCACCTTATCCGTTGGTGGTTTAAGCCTAGTGAACATGAACTCCTTGCTCGTGCGGCCCTTGTGGCCATGGATGAGTTTGAGGAGGAGGAGTGCGATGATCCCAGTCACCCTACCATTGTTATGGATGCGGTGGCCGAGACCAGGCTCAAGTTCGGGCTCCTCAAGGATACGAGAGCAAATCGCTTAATAGTGTTCTCGTTTATTCGCGATTATTACAACAACAAAAAGGACATGCGCAGATGCGATAAGAATAAGTTTACTCCCCTTGCAGTGGAGATGGCTTTCTTACCTAGCAGAAGCGACATATTGGCCTATCGGCTGCGCAAGACCGACGCTTTTACCGAGCGTGCGCAGGCGATAAATGTGTTTGGACAATAGGGGTGCCCAGTTGTCATCCCGGGTGTGGAAACTCAAGTGCTGTATACTGAGGTTCCAGGGGTAAAGACCCGTAGATGGACGAATGGGACAACGGACAGGGTTGTGAGGGTGCTTGCCGGAATTGGGACTGGAATTCGGTATGGCGTCCACAACAACTCTTTAAATAATTTGATACGTGGTGTGGCAGAGCGGGTCTTGTTTAAGAACCACTCTGGGGAGTTGAGACCTCCCCCCCCTCCTATAACGGGGGCTTTTAATCGGCTTAAGTGCGTGAAACGCACACTTCTCAGACACCTGTCCCCGACCCCCATTGTGGCATTGGATGAATATCCACTGCTATACAGTGGGCGCAAGCGGGTTGTTTATGAGAAGGCAGTCACTGAGCTTCACTCCAGGGGCTTTAGAAATAGTGATGCCAATATAAAAGCTTTCGTGAAAGCAGAGAAGATTAACTTCACTGCGAAGGGGGACCCCGCACCACGAGTGATCCAGCCTCGATCGCCCATGTACAATGCCATGGTAGGTTGTTACCTCAAACAGTTTGAGAAGAGGTTGTTTCGTGGTTTTAAGGCGGCATTTGGTTATGACGTAGTTTTGAAGGGGTTGAATGCTGACGGGGTCGGTAATAAGTTGCATGAGTCGTGGAGTATGTTCTCGAACCCAGTTGGAGTCGGATTAGATGCCAGTCGTTTTGACCAGCATGTTTCCGTCCAAGCATTGGAGTTCGAGCATAGCATTTACAACTCTGTATTCCGGGACGAGCGGTTGAGAAAACTTTTGCGGTTGCAGCTACACAATAACGTCACGGGTATGGCGAACGATGGGATGTTGAAGTATAGCGTCGAAGGTCGGAGAATGAGCGGGGACATCAACACAGGGATGGGAAATTGCTTGCTTATGAGTTTGATCGTGCTTGGGTACCTCGATGAGAATGGTATCCGAGCCCGGCTCGCCAATAATGGAGATGACTGTGTCCTCTTCCTCGAGAAACATGATTTGTGGAAACTTGCAGACTTGCCTGAGTGGTTCAGAGAACTCGGTTTTGTGCTTACGCAAGAAGAACCCAAATATGTTTTCGAGGAGGTTGAGTTCTGTCAGTCACATCCAGTGCGGGTCGGTGATGGGTGGAGGATGGTTAGAGACATCCGTACCGCCCCCTCTAAAGATGCAGTTTCCCTCCTTGGTTGGGACAACCAGTTCAACTTCGACGCTTGGCGCAATGCTATTGGGTCCTGTGGTCTTAGCCTTACCTCTGGCGTCCCAGTGTGGGAAGCCTACTACAAGAGCATGAGTGACGGAACCGCGCCCGCTTGGGCTATGGATCAGGTCACGGATAGTGGCATGGGGTATATGGCTAGAGGCGTCGCTGCTGCTGAAGTAAGTGATGATACTCGCTATTCATTCTACCTCGCCTTCGGCATGTTACCAGATATGCAGGAGGCTCTGGAGAACACCATGCCGCAGTTCGTGTATTCTGAACCCAGGCCCATGATATTTGCCGATATCGAAAAAATTAAATCACCATTGCAACTATGGCTAGAAAGCGAACCAACCAAAACCGCCCTACACCACGGGCCAACAACTCCGGACCTTTGAGGGCTCGGACGCGTGTTGGAGGACAGAAGATGGGTGATCAGATTGTAGTTTCCAACAGGAGTGTAAGTGCCACGCGTACGACTGACGTTGGTGGGAATAGTGACAGTGCATTTTATATTAATCCAGCGTTCACCGCTCAAGGTCCGCTCACTAATATTGCAGCATGTTACGAACTCTACCGTGTTAATAGTTACCGCGTTCGCTGGCAACCCTCTGTTGGTACATTGACCACCGGTGTTCTGTATATGGGTTACATTGATAATTGTGATATGATTTCCAGGTGGAACGCCTATGGCGCTGATAAGTATGCCATAATCAAGTCTCTGCCCAATATGGTTTCCACCAAGCTCTATGAGCCTAAAGAGATCACATGGACTAAGCCTTGGCGCCGCACCCGGTTCAATTGCGATGTAACCATCTCCCAGACGAATCCTGAGCAGATCGACCGCACGGTGGCCGGCCTCTTTGTTTACTACATTGAGGCGGGCCCAGTTTCGACTTCGGTCGGAGCGTTTGTATTTGAGCAATCGATTGCTATGAGCGGTCTCATTAACCCTCTAGCTATCACGTCGTTTGCACTCACTGGAGAACAAAGTTTAACCGGACAGGAAATGGAACCTTTACCTGCGACCAACTAAACAGGCGATCCCCTAGCCCGGCAAGGCTGTCTCACTCGTGTGTTATACCACAGCGTGGATTTCGAGTGGATGGGGACTTAGTTGGGGGGAAAGTGAAGGAACCAAATCTATGTTGGACTAGACTCGTACTTGGCAGTCTTCATGTAGTAATGCATGGGGGGGCACTGGCCAAATTTAC